GCTTTTAACTCTTTAGTTTTTTCGAGTTCAGCGTTAAGTTCTTTTTGTTTTGCTATATCTTCAGAAGATGCCTCTTGCATTTTGAGGATTTCAGTTTTAAGATATTCTTTAAATTCAGACTTTTTCATTTTATTTAAGTTTGATAAGTTCTTTATTATTTACCTGCGGCTTTTTTACCCCAAGATTTACCTTTACCTTTAGAGGAACATTGTGAAGGGGTTGGGCGGCAAGCAGGGTAAGAACGCTTTTCACCTTTTTTTCTTCCACAAGATTTATAACCTTTTTTTTTACCGTCTTTATAAATGGGGGCATTACAATCTACCCATCCACCTCCTTTACCAGGTGCACCTGCTCTTTTAAACCAAGTACGTAAAGTTTCTTTTTCCATAAGAGTATCAACAATTTCTTGTATTGTGATTTGCTCTTCTTTTAAACCTTTCCAAATATTACCTTTACGGCATCTAACTACTGCTCCACTTTTATAAGCAGACGGTTTTTTAAATTTTCTATCAGCTATACGAAGACATCTGTCACGTTTTTTCTTTTTTTCGTTTAATACAGACTTGATAGTTTCTTTTACAACGTGTTTATCTAATAAGTGAGCTAAATCAACTTTAAATTCAGTCTTGTCGTCTACCTCTATTTTTTTCTCATTAAGACCACCAGGGGTAGTAAATTTCTTACCCGTGTTAGCATCCTGATTGTATCCGCAAGTTCCTTCGTTAATAGCCATGTTGTTGATAAATATATAAAATTATTTAATCTTTAAGTTTTCAAGAAATTCTAAACCTTCTTGAAGTTCCTGATCAAGTCTTTCTTTACTAAATCCTCCTCTCCAGTTTTCTTTATCACCTCTTTCAGTAATGTATCCTTCACTAGTTTCATTAAATTTTTCTTTAATGAAATTTTCATATTCAGATTGGATATTAGAGATTCGTTCGTTATGCATGTTATCAAAATATTCTTTTGATTTTCCCTCTTTTTGGAGTTGGGCCTCATAATCTACAACACAATCAAAGCATTTTTGGTATGCTGGGAATACTTTTTTATCAAGGTGCTTTTTCATTAAAGTACCACACTCAGGACAAAACAATGGGAGTTTACCCATTTTTTTAAATTTATCCATTTTGGTAATGTTTTGCTTAAGTCCATTTTTAATAGTCCAAGTACGGCCATTTTCTTCCCAAACATCACCTTCTTTATGGTGTTCATATTTTTTAGTATAACCAATTCCCTCAGTTGTGCGAGCGCTAGTATTACCTGTAATAAGATTACGGGCACGTTGTACGTCTTTTTTAGAGAATTCTTTTTTTAGAACATTATCATTCATTTTCTAAAACCTTTTATTTGTTTTTTATTTGCAACATCCATCATAGTTTTAACAAATGTTAATCTTTTATTTATTAGGGATTGCATTAATTCTAGAGTTTCAATATCAAACTCGTTTTCTATTTCTTTTACAAATTCTTTAGCGTCCATGTTATTGATTTTTTATTGAGTCTTCCCAATTTCTAAATAAAATATTGCCCTGTTCGTAAGCTTCACGTTCAATTTTATCTAAATTACCATCTTCATTAGTGTTTGTAGTAGGACCATGGTTTAATGTTCCATTTAAATTTTGATGGTGGTGAATTAGTTCGTGGGCATATGAACGTAAAATATCTTTGGGGTGTCTTCCCATAGTATATAATGCTACTAATTTTTCATTGGGGTCATAATATGCTGTTCGACCTAATAAATCATTAGCGTTTTCAATATCATTATTAATAAATTTAACTTTGGGATACGGGCGAAGATTTAAACCATTATCCCCCATATATTGGGTTAAAGACATTATGCTAGAATCTAAAGGTTGTGGGTTTAAATTCTCATTTATAGTCATCATAGTATCATATGATTTAGATTTTAAATCATTTAATTGACCTATAATATCAGCCCTTCTTAATACTTTAAAGGCTAAATTCTCCACACTATATTCACCTCCTTTTTCTAGACCTGATGAGCGCATGTTTCTTAAGCGTTCTTTAATTTTATCTACTTTAGTAATTACTTCCTCGTATTTTCCTTCATCATACAAATCTTGTACATCTTCTGTTTGAGATATATAATCTTGAGCCTTAGTAGAAATATCGTCTTTATCAATCATTACTTCCTTTTTCTTAGGAACAACAATCCATTCATCATTTAAAATCGAATAAAGACCAGATGCTGTGTGGCTTTCACCTTCATTTTCAACATAAACTTCTACAGGAAAGCCGTAAATAGTAATATCGTGAGCATCATTCCAAATGCCTTTTTTAGCCATGAAGTAATTTCTTACAAACTCTTCATCATCATCTACATCTGAAAAGTCTAGTACTAAGTGCAGGTCGAAGTCTGAAAATTTAGACCAATTATAATTAGCTAAACTACCCGTTAATTTAATATCTTTTAATCTAACATTTTCAGGTAAATCTAATGAATCAAAAAAATCTTGGGCAATTTCAAGTAATTTTTTTCTAACTTCAGGTTTTAATTTCTCCCCATCCCAAACATCTTGAACTAATGTATCCTGAATGTCAAAACTATTAATTACATCTGTTGGTATTACCTCTAAAAGAAACTCTTTAACACTTTTCTTTTGTTTATTTAAGCGTTGTGTTTTAGCTTTAGAAGCTTCTTTACGTTTTGTAATATAATCTAAAGCTGTTTTTAAACGCTTTTTAACCTCAGGCTTTTTAGCTCTATTATAAGCTGCCCTTGTTCTTTGGTGAATTAAATTAATTACCTGAGATTGGCGAGCGTGTGATTTGGCTTTAAATGATTTTTTGGATAAAGTATCAACAATATCCTGTCTTGTAGAAAATTTTACTTTTACAGTGTCTGATGGATCTTCATCTGTGTATAACCTTCTACCACTGCCTTTTGGTTTTTTACCAGTACCTTTTTTAGGATCTTTACCTTCAAATTGGGCAGCCGGTAAATTCTTTTTAGCCCAATCTGTCCAGATTTTTATTACTTTAGCTTCTTCTTCAGGTGATAATTCTTCTGCCCTATCATCTAAAAAGTTTTGGATAGCTTTAGTTAAAGTAATTTTTCTAGTTTTGGCACTCTTATATAATCCTTGTACAAAAGCAGGAATTTCATAATCTAAAGTAAGATAATCAAATAATGGCAAATCATCCTGGTCAGTACCATCAGGCATTACTCCTTTATTGAAGTAATATTGACTAATGTGTTCAATTTCATGTCTGATAGCATCCTTTACTTCTGGTACTAGTTCTGAATATGCCTTTGGGAAACTTTCTGGGTTGTAATTTATTTGAATATACATCATAGGTTCGTCTCCAGCACCAGCATTTATTATAAAGGGAACAGGACCTAATGTATCAAAATCAGTAGGATAAAAATATAATTCTAATTTATAAGTTACTGCTTCTTTTTTACCTCCAGCATATCCTATAAAACTCTTTTTTTCACTACCTTCATATTCCTTACCAAATTCTTCTCTAAATTTATTTATAACAAAACGTGATTGTTTTAATACTTCTTGATCATATCTACCTTCCTCAAGAGGTAAAATAGGAGTTTTAGATAAGAAATTCTTTTTACGCATAATAGTTTTAGCAATAGCTCTATTTGCTATTTTCATAAAAGGAATATTAATGTTAGTTTCTTTATCTTTAGCTACTACTTCTTTATATTTTTTTAAGAAAGTAACAAATTCATCTTTTTTATCTGCTAATTTTTCAAAAAAATCTTCTAATTCGTAAGGTTCTATATCAGGGTAATTTCTAGGATCATTTAATCTATCAAAAAAATGTTGACCTGATAAGTCTATATCAACATCAGGACGCATTTTTTCGTCTGCAAAATCTTCAATAAAATCTACTTCAGTTTCGTCAAATTCAGGTTTGAATGAAATGCGTTCTTCTAATGAAACGTTTTTCCACTTATCACACATTTCATGCTTGTTAATCCAGAATTGTCTACCTTGTTTATCTTCTAGAGAGTAACGATTTTCTTTTACGTCTTTTACTTCAAAGTATCTTCCTCTACCTAAACGTTTTTTCTTACCTTCGTGATAAATAAAAGCTCCTTTTTTAACAAAGAACTTATCATTTATTTCAGTAGGATTTTTTTCTTCATTTACCCCCATACTATCTGAAAGCATATTCCAAATGTCATCCACTTCAGGAATGTCTGGAAGATAAGAAATAAATTCTTCTTTACGCCTTCCCAAAAGGGCTTGTCTGGCCTTAGTACCACTTACAGAGCCACCTGTAGTTATTTGTTTAACTTCTATATTGGGATGCTCGCCTTTACGAAGGGATTTAGTACGTTTCATTATATCTTGTACATCTCCTTCATTTCCTTCTCTAGCTCCTAAAAACCAATAAACAGTTTTATCAGGATTTTTACTACCATACCCATAAATAGCTCTTATAGGAGCTTTTCCTTCAGGGGCAGGTTGAACTTCTACTTTTTTAGGAAGATATTTTTGGTATATTCTCCAAATATCTAATGCTTCTTTTTGTGTAATAGAATCTCGTTCCCCACTTCCTACTAAAATAACCATTTTATCCATTTCAGGATTTTCATCTAGAGCTCGTTTTACTACTTCTAAATGACCAAGAGTGGGTGGCTTAAAACCACCACCAAACATTCCTATAATTTCTTTACGAGGAACTTCTGCTTCCTCTAGAATACCTTTTACTAATTCTGTTGCTAAACGATTCATAAAGATAAAAATGCTTTAATTTTAGATTGAGCTTCTTCTTTAGTAACAGAATTATCTATTACATTTTGTACACTATCCTTATTTAAAAAACTAGCAACTAATTGATTAACTTTAGCTTTCTTAGCATCAGATTTAGCTTGCTGTTCAGGTGTTTTGGGTTTAGTACCTTTAGGTTTATAAGGATCTAAATATTTGGTTATAATATCTTCAACACTTTTTTCTGTGAAGGGTTGAGGGTCATTTACAACTGCTACAAAGTTGTTACCGAATTCATTATAATACACATTAAAATTGCCAGTGACAGAAGACCAAGTCCTAAATACAATTGATGGCGGTAAACTGCGGTCTTTGCCTTTGCTCTTTTCAAACCTTTTTTCATTACGTTCTAGTGATTGTTCTAAAGAAGTATAAACATATAACATCATAGTGTCATATCCTGCTTCTTTTAACTTTTTATCCAGATTTAATGTAGCTTTAGATGAAGCACCAGTTCCATCTACTACAATGCTTTGGTTAGCTGCTACAGCATCATCCATAGCAGCGTCATACTGCTTTTTTGAATAACCCATTGCTTTTGCTGCTTGGCTTCTCTCTTCAGGGGAAGCATTCTTCATATCAAGGGATACACCTCTTTTAGCTAAATCTTTCATATAAAAATCATCAACGTTTAATACTTTAAGGTCAAATTGACCTAAGATATCACGAATTATTGATGATTTACCTGCGCCTGGTGCACCAGCTAATATTAGCGCTTTAGGTTTACCTTGTATTTCTTTTAAAATATCGTATAGATTCACAGCAAAGTATTTGTTATAAATATTACAAATCCCTTTTAGCTGTCGTTCTGAATTGTGTAAATGCTGGTTTGTGGTTTGGATTTTCTAGATCAAATAAAGTACGAACTGCTCTGTAAATATCTAGGTTTTCTTCTATAGTTCTAGATGATTCATACATTTCCCATCCTTTACCTTGCATTTTACCTTTTGCGGCTTTTCTTTTAGATGATTTTAACCATAAAATACCAGTACGATCTACTTTCTTACCATAACACTCCTCAAAACATTTAGCATACATTGCTGCTTGTAAATCATAAGTGGTTTGAAGATGATTAGATGTTTTAAAGTCTATAACCCATAATTCACCATTAATTTCACAAACTAAGTCACAAGTACCTGCTACCTTTAATTCATCTGAAAATAGATGAACCTCGGCTTCAATTAATGTTGGTTTATATTCTTCCCACCAATCAACAAATTTCATAAACATTTGCCAAATGTGTGGGGGATACATAGGAATACCATGTTGGAGATAATTCATTTCTTCTCCATTAAGGTAAGCCTCAATCATTTCGTGTACTTGAGTACCCTCTTCAGATGCTTTTCTAACAATATAATCAGCAGAATATCCTACCTTTTTAAGCCAGTCCTCAAAAAACTTACCTTTAGGATAATAAGATAAAACATAAGTTACTGAGGGGTAAAATTCACCATTTCGCTGGTAGTATCTTCCATCAGGTAAGGTTATTTGTTTTGCGTCATCAGATATTTCTAATATTCTGTCGTATGCTTTTTTAATTTGTGTCATAGGGCTAATTTTTTAGCCAAAAGCCCTGATAATGTTAAGGGAGTAGACTTTTGTATTAGTTCAGTGAAACGTTTGAATCCTAACTCACTAGGGTCTTTATCATCCATTTCTAATAAATGAACCTCTTTACCCTCATTCATAAACCTTTCACAAAATTTAAGAGATGACTTAATAGCATCACTATCAAGTGCTATGTATATTTTTTCAACTTTAGAAGAAACAATTTTCTTCATTAAGTTACTTTGTATATTTTTTCCTAACAGCGGGATCGCATTTCTTTTGATGGCTATGGCATCAAATGGTCCTTCGCACAATACCAACGGGCTATTCCAGTTTATAAACATTTCAAAGGGAATGATATCACGAGATACTGATGGATTTTTGTATTTTCTAAATGGTTCTTTTTCAAAACTACGAGCTGTAAAGTAATTTAGATTACCTTCAGCATCATACGAAGGAATAATAATCATATTTTGATATTCACCTTCCTCACAATAACCCATATGATATTTAATTTTATCATCATCTGTAACCCCTCTATTTCTGAGATAGGCTAAAGCGTGACGTGCCATTAAACTGTTAGGGCGATCAATAAATGGAATATATTCTTTAGGAAGAAATAAATCATTTTTTACTATGACTTCTTCAACAAACGAACCCTGGGGTATTAATTCTTTGGCTTTAGCAATTTTATCATATGCCTCTACCTTTTTAAATAGATTAGGAATGGTTTTACCTCTGGTGTTGCAAACCCAACAATGCCAAGGGTTATGTCCTTTTTTATTTTCTGTAAAGTTCACCTCCATTTTAGGCTTGTGATGCTTACAAAAAGGACAATGGTAAGCATAATTACCTCTAGAGGTTTGTTTACCTTTTCCTAATACAGAGTCAACTAGTGATACTAGCAGATGATTTATCATGTAGGGGAATATACGATGGTAAATTTAGAAATCAAAGTCTGAGGTAAAGAACTTACCAAGTATATTATCGTTGTAATATTTTTCGGGTTGTTCTAACACTTCAAGCTGGAACAGCCATTTAGTCTCCAGATAAGTAAGGTGCTTCTTATCAAAAGCTAACTCAAGAATTTGTTTTTTAAGATTTTCTAATGTAACTTCTCCTTCAGTTATTTGACGCTTTAATTCAGCATTTGATCCTATATATTTTTTCCAATCGCTTTCCTTACTAACGATTTTATATAGTGATTTCCGGCCTCGTTTTCCGGCTTCATCTGCTAACTCTGCTCGAGTTTTTTTACGTTTTTGATTGTGGTATAAAACTTTTTTACCTACATATTTTTTACCCTCGGGGGTAATTACTTCATAGACAAATCCAAATGTATTTTGTGGAAATTGTGATATGTCTGTAATTTTTTCTCCATTATATAACCAATTCATATTTTATTATTCTAATTTTATAAAGTGGGAGGATGGGAAAAATCCCCAATCAGAAGCACCCCTTTTCCAATATGTTAATTGACCCATTATAATATGATTAGCATTATTATCTGCAGCCGTAATACTTACAGAATTACCTTGGGGATCATATAGAGTTTCGTTTACTATACCTCCGTTTAAAACATACCTACATTTTAAAGTAGCAGGTCCACTTGTTGCAGCAAATATTTTCATTCCAAATAAGAATATATCTCCTGGGTAGTAACTCCCAGTAATTGTATCTGACATTTCTATTATGAAATCAGAAGTGCCATTTACATTATTTACACTTCCTTCCCAGAAAGATTGTGATGGACTATTAAAGGTTGCTGTTCTTTCTCCCGCACTGTAATCTAAAGTCCCAGCATCAATCCTTTCCATCATCATTCTCCCTCCTGTAATAACTTTAAAGGCTCCTGCAGTTCCAGTACTTACAACCTTACGGGGAGTATTTGATTCATTGGAATAACCACCTCCTACTAAATAAGTATCATCGTCTACCCCTAAAGCTGCGTTTTCAATTAAACCATTAGCATTAAATGTGGTATGTTCAGCTAATCCCCCTCCAGTATTAACATTAAAAACTAATCTAGCGGGTTTACTACTAGCTCCCCAAGAACCCGTTGCTTCTCCCACTATGGAAATACCATCAACAAATCCTGAGCCTTGATATCCTTGAAATTTTAATTGAGCAAAATCATTACCAGTGGATAAACTAGTATCATCATTTCTTAATGCTAAACCAGGTTTTCCATCCGTGGATTCAATAATTAATGTGTTAAAATCATCATCAAAAGTTAATCGATTTGATCCTGATATTGTAGTAGCGGAATTTGCAAATGTTACTTGATCTGTTACTAAATCAACTGCCACAGAAGTACCTGAAGAACCCGAACTACCTGAAGTGCCTGAAGAACCCGATGAACCATTAGTACCTGAAGAACCTGATGAACCACTAGTACCTGAAGAACCTGATGATCCTGAAGTACCTGAACTACCTGAAGTACCTGAGCTTCCTGAAGAGCCACTTCCTCCTCCAGTTTGGGTTTTTACTGAAGTTCCATCTAATACTAAAACAGTTGATACACCTGTAGTACTATCAAGATCTGAAAGAGTAAGTGGGCCATCTACTTCTAAACTTCCACTTATAGTAATATCATAATCTTCTGAGCCATTAAGGGCCTCTATTGATTGGCTTAGTTGGGCAGCGAAAAGAGTTGAACCATCTGCTATACCTGTATTTGATAATGTTTTTGCCATTTTACCTGTCTATATTGATAAATATTGTAGTATCTGTAGTTTGTGAAGTTGGAAGAGGTTGTGCTAATTTTCCTACTGCTAATAATTCTTGATTATTATTATATAATCCAACAGTAGTAACAAAAGGAGAAAATGTTGATGAGGTAACAAAATCATTATAAGCAGCACTTCCTGAATCTAATATTTTATTTTGTCCCCTAAGTGAAGAGGAAAGTAAACTAGGATTTAGTGAATAATTAAATTCACTAGAGTTTATAGTACACTTGTATTGGGTTTCTAAAATATCATAAGAAGAACTAAAGGAACAAGTTATTTCATTCGTTTCATTAATAAAATTAGAAACAAAATTTAAATCATCAGTAGGACCATAAATACTAGTTCCAAATACCGCTTCCCCATACTCAACACCCCCATCATCACCAGGGGTCCCATCACTCGTAATTATAGCTAATCCTTGGTTATATATTATATTACCACATATATTACCTCTAAAGATTAAATTCCCCTCACCATCATCTGTAATAGTAGCATTACTACCTGAGATTAGTTTGAAGGATTTGGGTTGAATTCTATTTCCATATAGTTTAGAAGCTATTGATATAACTCCTACACTTTCATTACTCCCGGTTGGGAAATACTTAGAAAAATATAAATCTGATTGGGGATAATTAAAGAAACTTCCTGATTCTGCAGTGCTAGTTCCATTAGAAGCAGATGTAACTAAAAAATTACTATAATATAAATCTTTAACAGAATTATAGACTAAAAATTTATATTCGGAAGCAATTTGCCCTGTAGTTTCCCACCCTGTGTTAAAATCAGCTTCCCCAGTATTAGTTCCTAAAAATCTATCAATTCCTTCAGCTATAAAATCTGTGTTACTCTCAATAGTAAAACTTTTATTTACTTCAAAGGGAGTAACAATAATATCTGAGGAAAGGAATTGTTTGTAGGTGCTCATTCATTAGAAATCTAACTTAACTCGAATAAGGGCTTCTTTTGTAAAATCTTTTTTTAGAGGCTTACTTAGTTTTGCAACCGCAAGTAATTCATTAGCATCATTATAAAGACCTACACTTGTAATAAAAGTTTGAGGGGAATTTATAAAACTAGTATATAATACTTCACCTGCAGATCCACTAATAAATGAAGGATTTTCTGAGTAATTATATTCAGCATTTCGAGCTCTACAGAAAACAAAGTCTGAAGTTATATTTTCTTGGCTGTTTAAAGTAAATGATGCTCCTTCTTTAATTGCTTGGAAAATTTTTCTATTATTATTATCTGCAGTGTTTTCACTAGTTCCTGTAGCTAATGCTATTCCACCATTTCCACTTGATAAGTCTAAAGCTTCACCGTTTAATATTATTGTTCCTATATCTGGTAAGAATAATCCATAAGAACCTGATACTGTCATTCCATTAGCCACAGCATTAGCTGGGGTATCGTCGCTTCCGACAGCACTTCCTTGTGACCCTGAAACTAATTGATATACTCTTCCAGCCTCATTGAAAGTAACGGTAGAAACATCATTGCTATTATCTGTTAATTTAATAGTAACTCCTCCTTTTGTAAGAGTTAAATCCGTAGTACCTAAGAAAAGACTACCTTTATATTTAGATCTCTCTATACTAAGTGCATATATACTTTGAACCTCAGGAGTAACAGTTCCAAAAACAAAATTATTATTTTCATCACCTAAAATTAAGTTTTGATACTGTCCAAATACAGTTGCGGTAGGTGATTTACCAGTTATTCCTGGATCATACAAAAGAGATCCTGATCCATCAGCATTGCCATAAGCTACTGCAAGTTGTACTGAAGATGTAGCAGAAGTATCAGGGTCTTCATTACGGATATCTAAGTAATAATCTCCACTAGATCCTCCTTCTTGAGTAGAGGAAGTGAAAAAAGTTGTTAATGTAGGGGCGTTAGAAGTCCAAGCACCTGCAGTAATACTATCAGCACTAATTAAAAAATCCTCTGGGTCTAATCTTTTAAATGACATTTATGTTAGGTTGTTTTTGTTATAGTTACAGGGATTGTAATTCTAGCTCCACTATCTCTTCCTACTATTTGTAATGTAGTATTTAGTTGAGTATTAGTACCAAATAAAGTATTAACTGTAGTAGCTGTTAGATTAATTGTAGTACCTACAACAGTTTTAGATACATTTGTTCCTACCGTTTCAGTTGAATTTAAAGCTTGAGCTTGTTCTGTATTAATTCCAACCCCATTAAAATTGCTTAAAGTTCTAACATCTGCTATAGTAGCAGTATACCCACTAGATTCAAATACTTGGTTATTTCCTAAGTAGTTTAAAGTTTGAGGTGTTATTGCTAAAGAAGCTCCCTGTTTTAAGGTAATAGCAGCAAATCCGGCATCTAACACAGGCATTTTAGCTGTGCCTCTAGGAAGAGTAACTAATTTATACTTTAAATTTTGAGTAGTTTCAGGGAATGCTTCTAATAAAGGCATATTTTCTAAAGCTTGCCCATAAAAAGCACTTCCTGAAGGGTGAGTTGGATTATATAATGTATAATCTATTTCGTCATCTGCTAAAGCAAATTGTGTTATTTTAAAGGAGCCATCTCCTCTAGCTAATAATTCTCTCCCTTTATTAGTTAAAATAGCGTCTATTGTTACTATTTGATTGTTTAAATATCCCATTTGTATGTATATATTTTATAAATATTACAAAATTATGTTTCTATAATACCAGCTTCTTTTAAAGCAAAAATTAATTCATCCCCCCTTAAACCAAGATTTTCTGATGGTTGTTGTGGTGTAATTATTCCTTTAAAATCTTGTTCTACACCTGCTACATTATCTTTTTTAGTGTTGATAAATAAATACCCCCCATTTTGTACAATTCTATAGTGGGTAAAATGATTTAATTGAGTTCCTGTAGAACCTTCAACAGCTATTGCTTGAGTATTAACCCCAGGGGTAATAAATAAAGCCAATTTATTATCATCTGTAAGTTCGGTTCTTATTACTTTATGAACTTTATTTTGATTATATTCAAATCGAATTTCATCTCCTGTTAAAAATTGAAATGGTAATTGGATGGGGTTAAAAGTATTACCATCATTTTCAGGGTCAAATGCTTCACTGGCTGTATTGATTCGTTGGAGATATTCCCCATTGGAAAACAAAGTAATATCATCAGAACCTGTTAATATAGAATATGCCTTATTTAAATCATTGGGATTTACACCAGATCCTGAAATGGTTTGTACTCCATCCCAATATGAGGCTGTAGTAGCATTAACGCCCATAACTAATATATCACCAGCAGGAGTTTCCTGTTGGAAAGATATTGAAATATTTTTAAAATAAGCATAAGTATTAGCATTAGAAGATAATCCTGTAATCGAAAGTTCGGCATACACTTTATCTAGTGCTGAAAAATCTTGATAAGAAGTAAGTAGGTTAAAACTAAAATTTGTACCTTGGGGGGCTGTTGGAACATTTGGGACTGAAAACGAAAAGGGGAATGAAGCTAATTCTTGTGCAGGTGTAGCTCCTACAGGATCATTATATATTTTAATAGTTCCCTCAACTGTATTTCCTGCGTATACATCTACAATGAAAATTTGTCCCCCCAAATTTGTTCTTAACCTAGTACCAGCATCTAAAGTAGATTGTAAAAATTCTAATTCATCCCCATCCCATTCAACCCAGTCTGTTCCTGATACAGCTGTTATAACCGTAGACATTTCGACTTTTTGGGTAACATCATTGTATATAGATGTTGGGGCAACTTGTCTATGTGCTGATGATATATTTTGGGCTGTACCTACTAATTGCCCACCAACAGAATTAAAACTCATAGTAGTGATGTATTCATCATTACCTTTTCCATATTCTGTGGTAGATAATAATTGGAGGGAGCCTATATCATATATGCCTTGTTTGCCTGTTAAATTTTGATTTAATACCGTAGCATTATCAGCCCTAACATTACAATAAGCTCCCTTTTCAAAATTTTGTGTAGCATTTAAAGCAGCATCACCTTCATCTGTGGGTTTAGAAGTATTTAATTTAGAATCAACTAAATATGTAATTCTAAATTGAGTTTTATCTATAATTTCGGGACCTGTAGAACCTGCTTCATCAAACACTACAAAATATTCTTGTGTTTGAGTAGCAACAGGTAATCCTCCTAAAATTCCTCTTATTTCTTCCCCAGTTTCAATTGTTAATTGATTTTGGGCTTCAATTAACTGCTCAGAAGTATAATTTGTGTAATCTGGCATATTATCTTTCTATGGTTGTATTAAAATCTAAAGAAGACACACGTGTCCCATTATACCTACTATTAATCCATGATTTTTTAGTATAATTTGAATCCTGAATTGGGGCTTTTAAGCCACTATTAGTTTTTAACAATTCATAATTAGTAGGAAGAACTAAATTACTATTATAATCTACATCTTGATAAATAGATGATAACCTGTATTTTTCTGCATTGTTTAGAATAGGGTCAGGATAAATTTCTCTTAAATTAATAGGGGAACCATCATAAACTTGAGTTAACCCACTCCAAGGAATAAACCCACTATTAGATCCATAAGGGGGGTTATTTTTAATGTCGTCTATAAGTAAAGCCCATCCCCCAACCGGTTGCCAATCATGTTCTACTGAGAATATGTAATTATTATAGCTACCATTAGTAAATTTTCTTTTTCCTGTAATGGTAAAATTTAGAGCGGGGGTTGTGTAAGGTGAAGGACCTGGGATAAAAAATGTAATTACATCACCAATTCCTAATAAATCATAATATCCCCTAAAATCAAATACTACTACAGATCCGGCATCTGTAGCTAATCCTCCTAACCCAATTGTGGTAATTTTATTATTATCTACATCTACTGTTATACTAGCTTGTCCTCCTAATGGATTAGTGGCCCAATCTATAGGGTAACTTAATAGATCATTACCACTAGAATTTTCTCGGTCTTGGGTAAATGAAGAAGTAGTTAAAGGGTCAGCCCCAGCTAAAAACAAAGACCCAGTAGTTACTGTATATTGGCTTCCACTTAATTCTCCATTATAAAATTCATCTTGAGTAGATTGGGTTACAATTAAAGATCCTGATAAAGTTTGGACTTCATAATGCCAACTTTGGGTAATTTGGGGAGATACACTACTAGTTAGCATATTAATATTATCAAATACCCCTCCAGTTCCTCCTGAAGTAAATCCTGATTCTATAGATGCTGAATAGTATGATTGAGTAGTTTCTACAGCTGGTGGTTTTTGTTTGTTTCTTTCTAATATGTGTTGCTTTATAGCTACTCCTGTTACTAAGCTTGATTTTGCGGGAGCAAAATCTTTAATCATTTTAAATAAAGAATTATCAAAAAATTTGATTAATCTAACATAATCATTCCAATCATAGCTATCATAGTACTTATTAAAGTAAGATTCTCGTAGTCTATCCAAGTCAGGGTATGAAGTAACGGATTCCGATATTTGTCGAGGGTCTCCTATATACTCTCCTATATTAAAGTATCCAAAACTAGAATTAATGTCATCATTAACCTCATTTTGGGGAGAAAATGCTATTTCTAATAAACTTACATCTTTTGTATAACTACCACTTTCTTTAGTATAATAATTTTGTTGTATGCTCCTTTCAGAAGATAGAGTGTTACCTGAAGGAAGAGATAAATCAACAGCCTTAACCTTTTCAGATATCCTATTTTTTATGCCTACAGCAGGTTGGTCTTGGTACATAAATTGGGTATGAGGAGAGAAGTATTCCTTCCTACTATTCCATAGTCTATAATCTGAATCCGCTGCAAAAGAATGGGTTACATAAGCTGCTGATCCTGTAATTTTAGGGTGGGTAGATTCTGTTACTGATCCTGTTTCTTTTAATCGAGCTCTAAATACTAAATTATCTGCTGATGATGAATAATTAAGTCCTTCAATTGAATCAGAATTCATTATATAATCATAAAAAGTATCTTCACTTAAGGCACAGTTATAATATCTAATTTCTTGGATAGATCCTGTAAACCCTACATAATCATCACTCCCAATAGTAACATTAGCACCTGGGATTTCTAAGTCTGTAGTAGATGTCCAAGCTGATCCTCCATTGGTTGCTGTAGATGAGGAATAAAAGCCTACTTTAAATCCATCATCCCCTTTATAAATTTGGTTTCCTGTTCTTAAAGTGTAAGTTGTTGAATTTTTATTTATATAAAGAGACCACCATTCTCCATTATAGAAAGGAGCATCCACAGATGTTACTCTAGTAGATCCATCATAATATATTAAACTAGCATATTGATTAGAAGCAGAAGGGATTGAACCTGAGTAAGAGGCACTAGAAAATCCTGATCCAGTATATTCTAATGCCAATACCCCGTTTGTTCCCCCTGTGTTAAAATCAGCTAGTGCTACGTAAGTGTCTTCACTAGGAATTCCATCAGGATGATTCAATTTAAATCTAAAGATAAGAGATTCAGGTTTATCATCAGCAGAATTCCATAAGGTATTTAAACTAAAAGGAAATTCTCCTCCATTTCCATCTGCTTGAGCATCTAGACTACCACTAACATCCCATGCAAAATTAAAAGTATTTTGAAAGTAATCCCAATCATTAGAATTGTTTTTATCTTTACCCCCAAATTCAGATATTTTTAAAACAGTATCAGGGATACCAAAGGTATTAATTAAATTTCTTAATCCCGCTATACTACCTTTTTGTTTGAGTAATAAAGGTAAGTTATGGAATATTCTTTTATAAAATTCTTTATTTACATCATCTATTACAGTAGGGGTATTCGAAGCACTTACATAACTTTCAATCACTTCAGAGCCAGTTGGAAATCCTAATCCTCCCCCTTCATTAAGTCCTGTAAAGGATGCAAATAAGTTATCTGAAGTAAAGTTATTTTGGTATAGATTAACTCCCATACTTCTAATAGCATCTGCAACTATATCTTTAGAAATACCATATACTAACCTATTATCAGCATCAAATCTATTTGATAAATCTTTAGTGTAAACCCAAATATTATCAAAATGTTGACCAATCATATCTATAAACAAGAAATATTGTGTATTTCTAGTATCATCTTGAATATATGATGGGAGAGAATTGTATAATCTATCTACATTTTCTAAATCATACTCTGAACCAGATGTAGTAGCTTGATCATATAACCAATCTGTAGCTGATACACTTTCTGTTAAGGCTAAAGTATAGGGTTTAGTAGTATTAGTTTTTGGGTATATATTACTTGACCCTGATGAGTAATATTGGTACTGTTCAAACTCATCAAAATTTGTAAGAATATTCGAAATTTGAGTTTGGTAATAAGCAATACTACCTGAACTATCAGCATTTGATAAATTTTCTAATTCTGCTATGGAAGCACTATGGTCTTGGATTTGACCTACTTTATAATAAAAATTTCTAACTCTTTGTTCTGCTGAAGAAAAATATATAAAATTATTAAAATCAGAATAATCGATATTAGGAGTAATTCCTTTATTTTTTAAAATTCCTTGTAATTCTCCTAAAGAGCTAGTCCAGGGGGTACTGGCATTCCAAGATGAAGTTGTATTATATAAATCAGCTTGAGTTTTAAATATCGTAGAATTATTAACTACTTCTTGTTCATTTAAATTAAAATTAGGACCCCTTAGTTTTTCAAATGAAGGAGAAGGTATTACTCTAGCAGGAAAATTTACAGCATATGATACTTCTTCAGCTGTTTGAAGTACAATATTTAAAGTATCTTTAACACTAAATTGTGTTTCTAAAGGTTCATATAGTTTAATTAAAACTGTATATTGTGGGCTACTTGTAGTATCAACTAAGATATTATTAGCTAAAAATAATTGATTATTCCCAAAATTTATTTCAAAATCTTCAAAATATAATGAATTACTTAACTCTTCTTTAAAATTATTAATTAATACCTCTAATTCGGAGTTGTCTATGTTATTATTGGCAACCCTTATCTCAGTTCTATCAGATGATATTTCTTTTATATAATAAGGGGTTGCTTGAGAAGACGATACTTGATTTCTTAAAAAATTATATATTACAGTATAATTTCCTTGATCATATCCTTCTTTAAGTAAGTCTTTTTCGGGGTTTACATTTACTGAAGAAACAGCATTTTCCTGGGTATTGTAGTCTAATGTTACAGTATAATCTGTGTAGTTAGGATTTATATATTGGAGTAAATTTTGCTCATTATATATAGAAAACTCTACAATATCCGTCTCAGGATTAAATTGAGATATTACATCAAAAGAAGGGATTAGGTTTAAATCTGCTTCTGAGTAGTTTTCTACTATTGTAGTAGATATTTTATTTACTGTAACTTCAGCCATTTTGTGTTGATTGTGCTAATGTTGCGTTTGCCTGTTGGATATTTGACAATTCAGTTTGTGTTTCTAGTAATTGGGCTCTTAAAGAGTTTACTTCTTGAACTAAAGCTTCAATCTCAGCATTGGTTTGTTCATCTCCTACATACTCTGTACTTTCTTGTATAAGGGTATTGTGAGAATTTACACCTGTTTTAGGAATATCAAAGAATAGCTGGTTATAATAGTTAAAAAATTGTTCTACAGTTATAGTATCTTCTTCTTCGACAGTTACAGGAGGTAAAAGTTCATTAAATGATGTATCAATAGTTTTTTGATAATCAGTTTTATTATAAACTACTCGGGTTAGATTTATTCTTTGTTTAGCCATTTATTACTTTAAAATAATAGTCGTTATCTAATATAAGAACTTCATTATTAATAGGGATTTTGAGTAAAATTTGGTAATATCTTTCGGGCTCAAATCCATTCATGTATAAGTCAAAATAACTACTTGAAGTATCTGCACTAATTCTAGTGTAATCATTATCAAAATCTATAATAAATTCATTAGTATCTAAATCTTTTACAGCGTATGAAGAAGATTCTGGTAGGTAGTAATTTGTAAGGTATATTGAAGAAGTTTGATATGTTCTGGCAGGGAAACGAGGTCTACAATTAATTTTAAACTTGTGAATACTCCCACTCCTAAAAACTCCAGGGTTATTATCTAAGGAGGCCACTAACTCAGAATTATCAATAATAGTAGTAGTAGAAGAACCAGTATCAAAAGTATAGTCTTCCCATTTAAATTGTAACTCAGGGGGATAAATAGTATTAGTATCTATAGAATAAAATTTTATCCTAGCTTGTTTATATAAACCTCCTGCTTCATCACTATCACTTTGTTTAACAATAAACCCATCATTACTAAATCCTCCTAAACTATTAGAGGCACTGTACCAAGTTTTTATAGTGTTAGTAACGTTTACATTTAAATCTTTATTGCTACTATAATTGTATACTTGAGATTGTGTTACATCTAAACCTAAAGATGAGCCTGTGTACCATGTTCCTCCTCCCTCTACATTACCATAGGATCCTGTAGAATATGCTTCAAACCCTGATGTAGTCCAGGCATTTGATCCTGAGTATGATTTAAATACCCAACTGCACCCATTATCAGTCTCGGGGGAATCATTAAAATGTCCAGTTCCCATTTCCCAAGCCCCAGATACAGGAAATATTTCTAAAGTTGTATCTGTGTTGAGATTTTCAATATCAGCTATAAAAGTTTTTAAGTTTACTTTCATAGAAGAAGTTCCTATTCTATCATCAATTAATGAATTAATTTCGTCTTGAGAAAATTTAATAAGATATCGACTCATATATGAATCGGTATCTACAATTGTCTCTATAATAGAATCTAATCCTGTATTTCTAGCAGGATATCTAGAGTAGATTGTGGAGTCTTTTGTAGGAAATAATTTATATACGGCCATAATTAAAATGTTCTTGCTCTTCCCCTAATGTCAGTAGTAGGAAATTTAACTTCAAATATACAAGGATCAATTGAGGGGTAAATAATATTAGATTGTGTAGCACCTTTTATGTCATATGCATATTGAGAGTAATTACCTCCTACCTTATTGGTAATATTAACATTATCTACTGTTTGAACTCCTTCAATTTTATCTAAAAGAATATATACTTCTCTTAAGATAATAGGTTGATTAATTTGTTGATTGTTTATATCAAAAAAATCTTGCAAAGATGTAATACATCTATTTATTACTTCATTGCTATTATAATTAGGTAAAATTATTAAGTCAAAATCTATTCCTATATTTACAATAAAGGCATCCTTAATGTTAATTGAATCATTGGCACTTCTGTATTGGGATATGTAAGTACTTAAATTCTTTTTTAAAGTAGTTGAAGCTGTAGTTAATTGCTTTTGAGAATTATAAGATAATACATACAAATCTAATAAAGAAGAGGTTTCTCCTAAAGAAATAGAATTTGCTTTTTGTTTTTCAATGTAAGCTTTAGATATGGTTCCAAATTGAGAAGGAAGACTTAAAGCTCTAGTGAGATAATCTTGGGGAGTAACTGCTCTTAATTGGGCCCCAAAATTACCTAAGGAATTATTCCTTATTTCTTCTACTGAGTCTCCGTCACTCCCCCCAGTTGCTGCAGAAGGATTAGTAACTAATAAGGAATCAAAAATTTCTTGAGCAGTAGCGTTTGTTAAATCATCTTGTTGAAACTGAACAGTTCCGGTTAGGGTATTTAATATATTAGCTTCAACATTTGAAGTAACCCCCCCTCCAGTTAAATATCTAATAGTTAAAGTTGTATTAGAAGGGGCAATTCCGTAAGTATTAGTATATAAAAAGTTTTGAGGATCAAAAGCAGTTTTTAATTTATTTTGGGTATAAGGTAACCCAATCCCCACATTCTCAGGATTTGGGGTAATTTGTTCATTAATATCATCAGGATTAGTCCCTGCCCCAAATTGAATATCTAATTGGGTTTTTGATTTAAATCTAGTAACAAATCTTCTAGGAACTTTCTTAAGACTTAACACATATGGTACTTCTCCTATATCACCAATAGTATTGGGATCATACCCATATGGGGTTTTATTTTTTATTGGATTATAAACTGTTTCTTGTGCTAAGTAAGGAACCTCATACCAAATATTCCCATCACTATCTGTTATATCTAATATTCCTATAATATTAGAATCATTTATAGTAATAGTAGGATAACGTTCTACATCCGTAAATGTTTGGGTTATTGTATTGATAGTAGCTGATTTGGCTTTTCGGGTTTTCTTTAACAAGAAAGTATCAACATCTGCTCCTCCCCCAGTTGTTGTATACACACTTATTTCGGTAGGATCTAATGAGGATGATACTGTAAAATCTATAGGGTCTTCTACTAAAAAGCTAATATTTGATCCTAAAGTAGAAGATATAGAAGAATTTTCACTTATAAGTAAAGCATAATCAAAATCTGGGACATCAGTGCCTCCATCATCCTTAGCAGGGATTTGTTGATAGATTTCTATATCTACTAAAGAAGGGGTGCTGACTTTAGGAGTATAACCCATCATATATGCTAACTCATATAAGTTGGGTTCCTGTCTAGCGTATTGTAAAAAAGTTTCTTGAACTTGGTTATCTAAGTAAAAAGATAAGACATCCCCCACATAGGAAGCCATTTCAATAAATAAAGATCCTGGGGAATTTTGGCTGAAATCATTATAAGTAGAGGGAAAATAAGTTTGGGAAAAGTTAATTAAACTACTCCTAAAATCATTAAAGTCCCTATTAATATATTTTATGTCTTTAGTTTCAGCCATTATAAGTTAAAATTAAGTTCTAAATTGTCTTCATTATTGTTAAATACAGTGTAAGACATATTTACATTTAATGTATTGTTATCAATATCTTCTAATACTTCAAGATTAGTTAAGTATACTTCAGGAAAATAAATAGATAAATCATCTTTTATTCTTTTTTCTACTATCTCAAAAGTATCAGTGGTAAGTTGCTCAAATAATATATTTTTTAACCCCCCTCCATAGTCAGGATTAAGAGGTCTTTCACCTTTATTAGTAGTAAACCACACAATTAAATTAGATTTAATTTGATCTTTAGTAGTATAATTTAATCTAAAAGGTGTGGAACCCGAAACAGCAAATTCTGAGAAGGGGTATGCGACACCAACAGCATTTCTAGGTTGTTGATCAATAGGAAATATGTTGGTTTGTTTAATTGCCATTATTTACTATTCATTAAACCCATTATTTGATCCATATTTACCTCCCCAGCAGGTAAATCCCCCCCAGGAAGTCCACCTTGTGGGTTAAAAGGTTTAGGGACATCTTGAGAAGTAAACTGGGCTTGCATGTCTCCTAGTATGTTTTGATAGGCTGCCCTTTTTTCTTTTGAATTCATTGAGGGCCCTTCAACTACTTTTTGTTCTACAACCGTTTGTTTAGGAGACCTTACAGCTTCAAGTAAAATATCTTTTAATTCCTCTTGAATTGCCTCTTTAACTGCTTGTTTTATTAATGATTTTAACGCGTTTTGTTTCATCTTTTATAAATATTTAATTAATCCACTCTTAAATTATCCCTATCTATTACTAATTTTAATTCTTGAATCAAAATATCAGGGGTGGAAGTAAATGAAAGTTCAGTTTGGAGTAAAGTAATATTATCTTGGTTTTTAGCTAAAGCCCTTCTTCTATTAACTGTTGGGGAAAATGGAACTTCTTCTATTTCAAAAGTAAATCCCCTATAAGCTGTATCAATTAAACTTCTTTCTTCTTCGAGTACATCCTGTTCAACAAAGTTTATAACCTCAGTGGGAATTGGGATTAATCTTGCTTGAATCTCTTCTCTAAATTTAAGAATTTCTTCTTGAGTAGGTTCTTCTATAGGAGGGGTTGAACATTCTAACATAGATGCATCTAATGCCTCTATAGTACAAATTAATTCTCTTAAAGCATTAGCAAATAATTTAACAGCTATGTTAGCTGATATTAAGCCTCCTTCTATAGGAACTAATTTTTGAGCACCACTGCCTTTAAATTTGAATTTTTCAACTTCTCCTTGAGCAGCAGATATTCCTGATGATATAGCTCCTGGAATAGGGAATGGGGAAAATATACTGCCTGCTGCTAATCCTCTCGCTATCCCCGATACTGTTTTAATAGCTGTTAATATAAGGATTAAAGTATTACTTACCCCTGATATAGTATTAGATATTCGATCTACTTTATTATAAACTTTAGTTAATTGTTCTACAACATCATTCCTAACCCTAATGAATTTATCAATTTGTACTTGGGTGGGACATACTCCTTCTTTAAAATTTGCTAATATTTCTTGTATTTTATTTATAGCCTTAATTTTTAGCTTATTTACTTCACCATTAATTAAATCTACAAGTTGATTTATACTAGGTAAAGG